CTGAGCTTCAATTCTTAATTCGTTAGCCATTATTTCTTCCTCTTTGCCCTTTTGCTTTTCTTGGGCTTCGATTTCTTTTTCTTCTTCTTTGGAGGCCTTCCCACCTTACTCCCGTATGTTCCTTTTCCGTATGGCATAACTATCTCTCCTTAATTTGCTGTGATATTAACCTTGATACCTGCTTTAGTATAAGAAAACTTTTTCTTTCCGACTTTTGGCATTATGCATTTCTCCTAAAGTTTTTAATGTCCTCTTCCATAGATACTGATCTAAATTCTATATCAGTTCTTTTACCTATCTCACTAATCATATAGATATCAGTAGTCCATTTCTTATCTTTTGATTTAGATTTCTCACACTTAGGGCAAGAAGCACCTTTATGATATCCATGTCTATTGCAAATCTTAGCGACTATCATCAATCCTACTACTAGATACAGATTCTAATTGATCTAATCTTTTCTTCATAGATTCAATTTCTTTTATGCATTTCTCATATTCAACATGAAAATCTCTTGCTGGATGAGAATTCTTTTCAAGCTTTTCTAATCTTTTGACTAGCTCATCGCCTCTCATAGAGGTGGAAGGAAATTTGACTCTCCAACCACCTAATTCGAGATAAAACCTTTATCGCTTTATCTCACAGTTTATAACTGCTAATCCTTATTGATTCGGATTATTATGCATTAAGCTACGCTGTAGCCATCAACTACCTGATCTCTAACTACTTTCATATCCTTGACAAGCAGTTGTGAATCAGCATGATCTTTACCATGACACCATATATAAGGAATCAATGTGTCACCACTATCGAAAGTAAACGAGGCAGTTGCAGTTGGAGCCGCTAAGGCACCAGCACCTGCTTCTGCATTACTAACATGCTTATAGGTAACAGCACCACTTGATGCCAATATAACTCTTAACTGAAGATTGTCACTATCAGTTGGAGTTTGAGTAGTATCTGTATAAGTACCAGAGCCACCACCATTCAAATCAGTAGCTATCTGTATCTTATCAGATTCTTGTATGCCAAATGTAGCAAAGTCCTCATATATAGGATCACCTGTACCTGCCGCTACAATCGGAGCATGACCATCGTTAAAGTTCTCAGCTTTTCTAAATCCGATAGACATACCATCATATGTAGTCCATTCAGTTGTCCAGAATGTCACATCTATATACCCAGAATGCGTACCAGCTAAGAATATGTTGGATTTATTTCCAAGAGGAGAACCCCCAGGAACTAATTCCCATCCTAAGTCAGCAGCCGTGTCTTGATCCATTTGCATGTTCAATCCTGCGGCAGTACTACCTAAATCGACAGCAGGAACTGTTCCTTCGAAAACTGGTGTTTCTACTGGGCCAGTACTTGCGCCGATTCTGCACATCTCTACAGGATATAATTCGCCATTTGCTCCTGGAAATATCATACCAATACGATGCTCGGTAGCTGTTACTGGGCCAGAAGAGTTAGACGACTGTGCATGACTAAACATAGGACTACCACATTTAATATAATTCCAATCAAATATGGTAGTAGGTCTGCTTTTGCCATCATATGCATTACTACTTTTATTTAATACATCACTTCTCATCTTACACGCCCTCCAGGTTGATCAATGCATGGGTTTCAGGAAGAGATACTTCAAGACCTGCTTCTGTTAGAATCATGTCTTTCCGTAAGTCTTCATCAGCCTGTTGCACATTTGTCGTGATATGCGTATCACGATTCATACCATTCCCAACGAGAGGTCTGTATGACACATGATCAAGATCAACCATCATGCAAAAGCCAGAAGCGAATCCTCTAAACAACGGTTCTCTAACAAGAGTTAAATCACCATGAATAGTATCAACCTTCATAACTTTATGCCCAAATGAACCTTGAGACTGATTGAAGTTATACCTAAATGGGTTATCTTCACTAGCAGTACCGGCGGCTACGCCAATAAAACCAGTTGAGCCAGATCCAGTATGTCCTAACTTATTAAAGTATGATATTACAGGCAAACTGGATAGAGCCAATTTAGAACTACCACCACCCCTTGCAGGGTCGAATATAACCTCAAAATCACTCAATAGATCATCATATGTCCATTGAGCTACAGTATTAGACTTATAATATGGAACACCTTCGTTATATGATACTTGAGAACCATCATTAACAACGTTTCCATATCCTGCCGCTATTGTACTTCCAACAATACCTTCTGAGTATTGAATACCGCCAGCACTGCCTTTTTGTCCAAAAAGCATAGCCCTTTCGATATCCACTTTATGTTCTCTTAGTTTAAGATTCCATATTCTAGACCATTCATCAGCATAACCCCTGTACACAGTTGCTCTTGCCGTATTACTCATTTCAGCAGCCGTTTTGAATATCTGAGTATATCCATACTCATTATCAAGCTCTGAAGACCATACGTCGGGAGAACCACTTCCTTCTTGGAAGGATGTCCCAATAACGGTACATTTTGAGTCGTCAGCCAAAGCAAGTGTACTTGTGGTACCAGTATGTGATATGGAGGTCACATTTACTGTTGTTTGTGCTGTTGAACTAGTGTTGTCTACAGAATTAATCCGTACATTCGCAGTAGTAGGAACTTCGTTACCATCGACATCGCCGATAGCAACTACCATTCCGGGAATTAACCATTGAACGTAAGCCGCTCCAGTAGTATCAAAAACCATGTCCATGCTACTACCTTCGGCAACCAATGTAGTCGCTCCTTTTAACAAGAAGCTCCTATCTGTCATTTCAACCTTTGTTCTATCTTCTAGGAATCTAAACTGAGAATCAGATGTTGGAACTTTAGCAACTTTCGATAAGTAGACAAAGAATGGGGATTCATCTGGTGCCAATTCTGCGACTCTGTCGCTAAAATCAAACAGTCTTCTTGATGGTATAGTACTATCAATGACTGCACCAGGAGTTCCAAACTTTACTTGTCCACTATTTAGAGTTGAGTTTAAAGCCATCTCTATTTTCTCCTAAGTTTATTTTATAAAACGTTAGTTCGACTTCCAGCACCGACAACTTCATCCCATAATTTATCCTTTTGGGATTTGTTTGCAGGTTGCTGGCCCTGAATTACTCCAGGAGAACGAGGGGATTGCTTATTAGCTCTAACAGCATCTATCGAAGAATTTGGTCGTACAGTCGTTTCGTTTTCTGTTTTAAGAAATACGTCAACCAATGTTTCTAATGACAAATTCTCTTTAGGTTGTGAAAAGAATTTCACAAACCTACTAGATTGATCTTCAGTAAACTTGTATCTACTTTTCAGATCATTTTGAAGATTTGTCATAAACATTTGTTCTTGTAATGCCGCCATATGACGACCCACCGCTGAGTCTACCATATTTTGTTGATCCTTCTTTCGCATCTGATAAGATGGCGATTCTGGCTTATAAAAAGCATCCCATGGGTTAAATTCATCCTCAGCAGGCTGAGCTTCCTTGCTACCTTGCCCCGACAGATTATCTTGAATCATTCCAACTAGGTCTGGTCTTGATTCTAAGAGATCAACAACAGGCATATATTTTTCTAATTCCTTCACACGACCTCCGAGTCTTTGATTATCGGATTGTGCTTTATCATACAATGATTGGAATTTTCTAACTTCACCTTCGTGATCAACCTCTATAGATTCAGATTCTGCGACCTCGTCGTACTGTTCGATCCCCTGTGGATCAAGACTTTCAGAAATCTCACTTGCTTGATTTGTTTCAGCCATAATTTCACTCCTTTGATGTTTCTGATTTAAGGGCAGAACCTTTTAAGATTTCCCCGTACAGAACTTCACCATATTGTTTTTTTGACTTCAACGCCTTTAGGCGCCCTCTGCGTTTGTCATTTCATCGGAAACTCTCTTGAGTTTATCCGTCTCTCTAAGTACAGTATTCGAGAGATTAGCACGATTAACACGTCTATCCGCATCAACTCTTGCTTCTATCTCTGACAATCTGGACTTAAACTTTTCGATTTGAACTCTTTCTTTATCAGATTGAGACTCTTTCTTAGCTGACTCCAACTTAGAAGTCATTTCTTGAATTTGTGATTCAAGTTGAGTTATCTGAGATTTAAGTTGTTCATTTTCATTAATTCTTTCCACTACACCTTCCTTATCAAAAATCTCTGGGTTCTTCTTGAGAACTTCCATTCTATCAACAAGACCTAATTGAAAGGCTTCGAGATATACTCCATAAGTTGCCCACTTACTTTCTGGTAAAGTACTCCCTGGTTCAATTTTTATATCGTGCTGACCTATATTCAATCTATCTCTTTGAATATCATTTACAGCCCCTCTCTTATCATCATAGAGATTAATCATTACCTCTGACAATGCATTATTAGCCTGCACCAAAGAGAACATCTTCTGATAAGTGTAATGACCTTTAGATAGACCATAAAGAACTCTTCCAAGTCGAGCAACGCTAAATTCTATATCTCTTAACTTTGCTTTTGGTCTTTCAGATCCAAGAGCCATCATAGCTTCTGTGCCTCTAACTGTTTCAGGGGCTTTGTCAGAAAATCCATGCATCATCTCAGGAAGACCAAATATAAAATCTATATAAAACTCACACTGCTGTATCAAACGATAAAACTCTCCTGTAAGAGGCTGAGGAGCAGGGTAGTGTGGTTCACCCTGACTCGGGTCAATTTCTATAACAGCATTGGGATTTGCCCAATCTCTCTCTAAGTCCTCCATGTTCTCTACAGATCCCATGGGAACAATCAGTTTTAATCCTGCGGAAGCCTGTGCATGAGATAGAGCTAATGACCATAACTTATTAAGAAGTTTCTGCATTGGTCTTGCTCTAGATACATCAGACTTGGGATAAGGTGTACCTGTCCATATATTTGGTAG